CTCAATTCAATCCTGTAGTGCCTGAACAGGTTGGGCCATCACGGGATCAGTTGATGAACCTGATGGATTATCTAAGGAGATTGGGCAATGAATGAATATGAAATAGAAACAGACGATTTTGGTTTAGCGTTTATGAAAGCGCACGATCAATTCATTGTGGAAGTGCTTGAAGAATTGCCCAGTGAAACAATGGCGAAGCACTATCGGGTAAAAGTTCAGGAGATTGTAGACAATGGCAATAACAAGTTACACTGAGCTAAAAACATCTATAGCCAACTGGCTAAACAGAGATGATCTAACATCGGTTATTCCTGATTTCATTAGCTTGGCAGAGGCTGACATGGATCGCAAGATACGCCACTGGCGCATGGAAAAGCGATCAACAGCGGTGTTAAATTCACGATATACAGAGTTACCGGAAGGTTTCTTAGAGGCTGTAAGGTTTCATTTAGACGTAGATGAGCGCCCGATAGAGCTTCTTACACCTCTTGCATTGCAGCAGCGCAGGCAGGGAAATGCTGACGCTGGTGGCAGGCCGCAGTTTTATTCTATTATATCAAGTCAAATAGAAACTTGGCCTACAGCCGATGGTGAGTATACTGCAGAGCTTTATTACTATTCCAGAACAGCGCCATTGCAAGCAGATGATGATACCAACTGGATTTTGAGGTACTTCCCAGATGCTTATTTGTATGGTTCACTTGTGCATACTGCTCCATACTTAGTGGACGATCAACGCACAGGAACATGGGCAGCATTGTATCAAAGCTCAATTGATGGTATAAATGCGAACAACGAGAAAGCTAAATTTGGCGGTTCTGGTCTTAGGCTGCAAGTAAACACCTACTAGGAGAAAACAATGGCATCCATCTCAGATTACGTTTTAGATGCGGCACTTTCAAAGCTGGACTTGGAAGCTAACCGCCTAGACATCACTTCACAGGAAGTGACAACGTATAACGAAGCAATCAGCACTTACACTCTAGGAAACACAACATCTGTTTCATTTGGCGCACCAGTAAACGGCGATGTTTCAGGTCGCAAAACAACGTGTGCGGCAGTTACAGATGGTAGTGTTACAGGTAATGGCACAGCAACGCACTATGCAGTTACAGACACGACAAATAGCCGATTGCTTTGCACAGGTTCACTGTCAACAAGTCAAAGCGTTGTATCTGGTAACACATTCACAATTTCAGCATTTGATGTAGAAATTCCTGATCCAGCATAAGGTGTAGCATGGTCAAGTTAGCCAATCGCGTAAAGGTTGCCACAGGCACAGTCGGTAACGGCACACTCACGCTAGGTGCGGCAGAGGATGGTTTTCAGTCTTTTGCCGATGGTGGCATCGCTGACGGTGATTTTGTGCGATACACGATAGAAGATGGAACCGCGTGGGAAATCGGCAGTGGTCAATATTCCTCTACAGGGCCAACGCTTACGCGCGATTACATTGAGAGCAGCGCGGGTGCATTGCTTTCTCTTAGTGGTGAAGCTGTTGTGTTTATATCGGCGGGTACTGAGGAAGTGTACGGATATGTTACAACAACGGTGCAGTCAGATCGCACGTTGGACAGTGGTATTGAATACGATGTTGGCAGTGGTTTTACGGTAAACAATGGCGTTACGCTAACGATACCGACAGACGCGCAGCTAACAATCAATGCCTATACAGAGAAAAGGCCGTTTTAGGAGAACAACATGGCTCTAAGGATTAATTCAACAAACGGTTCAGTAACCATTAGTGCGGTAGACGGAACAGGCAACCAAGACATCACTATTCCACGTTCTAACTTAGTTGGAGAGGATCATGGCGGTGAATTGATTGTTGATAGCTATAATGAGCGTTTTAACCTTGTCACTTCTAGTTCAAATGCAATCACCATTGATTGTGAAACAGGCAATCATTTTGCTCATGTTTTGACGGAAAACACTACAGCAACATTTGCAAACCCACCCGCAAGTGGCGTTGCTTATACAATGTCTATTGAGATTATACAGGATGCAGGGGCAAGCACGTTCACATGGGGATGGCCCTCTAGCGTAGATTGGAATGCGGCAACAGCACCATCACTTTCAACAGCAGCAAATGCTAAAGATATTTTTGTTTTAATCACACGCGATGGTGGTGTTACATGGAATGGTTTTGTAGCTGGTCAAGGAATGGGCTAAATGGGTAAGAAGCTAACTTCTGCAACTTTAAAAGCTACAGATGGGCCAGATAATGTTATTACTGGCGAATATGAAAGAGCAATATACAACACAAGTGGAAAGCAAGCTGGTAATACCGCAGAATTTGGGTTCGCAGATTACGGCAAAAACTATGAAGTTAGTTCTAATTATATTGTCTATGGGTATCCAAATGGCAATGGTGCGCGAAGTTCTGAAGGGCTACCGCTTGATACGTTCAGTGCCCAAGGTTTTGTAAAAATATACAATGGGCGTAATGGTAATATAACTAACGCATCTACACCACAATTAATAACAACAATAACGCCCCCTGAAACACCAATAAATCCATTTAATTCAATAAGTTTTGGTATTTCCGTTGCGATTAGCCCAGATCAGACCAAAATAGCAATTGGATGTTCAGGTTATGACGATGCTTCAGGCGATAGTGGGCGTGTTTATTTGTATTCAACAGGCCCAAATGCTGAAGATTGGCAATTATTGCACACTTACACAAACCCCAATTTTTATGGTACCCCAGTGGGCGATGGGTTTGGTTATAGTGTAGATTTGTCAAACACTCATTTAGTGGTAGGTGCGATAAATGAAGATACCGCTTCATATAATAGCGTTGGTGCGGCTTATGTATTTCACACAACAAGTTCAAATCAATACGGTCTGACGCGCTCATTACAATCTGACGCAAATCCCATAGAAAGTAGTGATAGTTTTGGTTTTGACGTTGCTATTTATGGCGATTATGTTGGTATAGGTGCGCCGAACGAAGATATTACCAGTACATATGATGAATATGGCAGAATTTATATTTATAATCATACAACTGGTGGCCTGCTTGCAAGTACAAACCCGTATGTGACTTATAATTCAAGTTATAGAACTTATGCTGGGCGCATGGTGAGGGCTAATAGCAGTAGGTTTTTCTTTGCTGGTTATTATGACGGTCGCTATGGTGCTATATACAGTTATACCCATACTGGTAGTAGTGGTGGAAATATTCAGGGCACTTATTACAATGGGAACTTTGGTCTAAGTTTTGATGTTGATTATGACCATTTATATGTTGGTATAGAAGGTTCAAATGTTGTGCAGTGTTTTGATGCGAGTTCACTGACTAATCAAGGAGTATTAACTAATCCAAACATAAATTCCATTAGTGGTAGCGATGATTTCGGCATTATGGTCAGATGCAACAATGCAGATCGCGGATCGTATTGTACGCAAGTTCATGTTGGCGCAAGATTTGAAGATGTGGCAGACAGTGAAAGCGGCTATACAGGTGTCAATGCTGGCATTATATATATTTTTGATGATGGAAATGGTACTGCGTCAAGTATGATTAGAGACTATGATTGGCGGGCTCCATCTGATGATCTGGACTTTAATAAGCGATATGATGAATATTTCGGAATAGCACTTGCAGTAAGTTCTAATAAAATAGTCGTTGGAGCGCCATTAGTAGATTTTACGGAAAGTACAACACAAAGTTCTAATAGTGGTGAAGCTTACGTTTACAGTTTGGAAACAGGAGCTTTATTAACCAATTTGGAAAATCCTAATATTATTGGAACTAGGAGTAGCGATTATTTTGGCGCATGTGTTGAAATAAGTGACGATTATATCGTTGTTAGTGCGATGCTGGAAGATGTCGGGGGTGTCTCACAGTCAGGGGTTGTGTATGTATATGATGCATCAACATACCAATTATTGCGTCAAATTTACAATCCAAATAATTATAGCACAGGCAGTGATCAGTTTGGTGGCGCATCATCTTGGGATACTTCAAGCCAAGTAATGGCAATCTCAGGCAATTATTTGATTGTTGGCGTACCTTATGAAGATAGCACAAATAATAACGTTGGTGTAGCTTATGTGTTTAATTTAACAAATGGTCAACTTATTAGAACGCATTCACACCCTACAAACACAAATGCGTATTTTGGTTGGAGCGTTTGCGCAAATGATACATATTATTATATTGCTTCAGTAAATGGTAACGAATATACTTTAGCAGATTACGGCGGCGTGACTTGTTATGATTTAGCGACAGGTACGGAGCAGTGGGTAACGGGTCAAACTAGCGAAAACCTTGACGAGTTTGGTTTTTCTATGGCTTGCTCAAATGATAATTTAGTAGTCGGACACCGTAATTCTGATGCGGTGGGTACTAATCAAGGTAAAATTTGGGTTTTTGATGCAGAAACTGGCGCTTTAAGGTTCTTCAAAAATAACCCTGCAAACGTGGGTTACTCTGCAAGTAGCGATCATTATGGTTGGTCTGTTGATGTAGACGATAATCATATATTGGTTGGCGCACCTTACACCGATATAACTTACACTGTAAATGGGTACACATATAATACTTCCGACACAGGTGTTGTTTATCAATATGATTTAGATGGCACTACAGAGCAAACATACGCGCTGAATGAACTTACGTCTGTTTACGGCCACACAAACGTAAGTAGTTCAAGATTTGGACAATCAGTAAGATTGTTTAATGGGGGTCTTTTAATTGCTGCACCTTATCGCAGCGTAAATTATAACAATAGCGGCTCAGGTATGGTGTTTAAGTTCACTTAGGAGAAAAAAATGAGACAATATCTAAAATACGAAAATGGGAATGTAACATACCCATATTCACGCAGACAATTGCAGCGTGACAATCCAACCGTAAGTTTTCCAAATGTGATGACGGAAGACATTTTGGCTACATACAATGTTTTTCCGTATTCGGTGGCTTCTGTGCCAGATCACGATATGGCAACGCAAGTATGTCAGCAACAAACACCCGTATTGCAGTCTGATGGAAGTTGGGTTTTGAATTGGACTGTTGTGGCCAAAACAGCTCAACAAATAGCTGAATGGAACGCAAATATGATGACGCAAGTGCGATCCACACGTAATTCACGTTTATCAGAAACTGATTGGACGCAAATGCCAGACAGTCAGCTTACTACTGAAGTAAAGACCCAATGGGCAACATATCGTCAAGCGTTGCGTGATATTACAGCACACGCAAATTTTCCTAACCTCGCAGACACTGATTGGCCCACAAAACCGTCATAAGGAAATAAAATGCCTATAAAAATTGAAACAGCAAACGGTTCTATAGTTTTATCAGGCATTGATGGTTCTGGTGAGGCTTCTGTTACCGTGCCGCGCTCAAATGTGGTGGGTGAAGCGCATACAGGTAATGTTGCAATCACAGGAACGGTAAAAGGCACTTACAATCAAATTTACAATACAATGAGTGGTGCAACGGTCACGATGGATTGTAGTTCTGGGAATGTATTTGCATTGACGACGTCGGCGGCAACAAGTGTTGCGTTTAACAATGAACCGACTTCTGGAGTAGCGTATGAATGCAAGCTGATATTAACAGCAGGCGGGACACATGCTATAACATACCCAGCAAGTGTTCAGTGGCCGAATGGCGCACAACCAACTGACCCAGCATCAGGGCAAACAGACATAATTACTTTTATGACTGTAGACGGTGGGACAACTTGGTATGGGAGACTTTTGGGCGATAATATGTCGTAGGTGATTAGATGTTAGGTTTCTTTCCATTAGCCAAAAAACCGCTATCAACAACATCGGTAGCAACGGCAACTAACGTCAAATCCTTCTCAGCGCAGCAAATTACGCTTGGAACGCCAACTGTTGATCCCATAACAGTTGTTCAAACTCAAAACTTAACTGTTTTAGATATTGTCACGCAGCCACCAGTGGTTGCCGATCTTATTGCTACGGTAACAAGTAATCTTGGCCTAGAAGATATAACCTCAACG